ACTGGCTCCCGTCCCAGCGCTTCAGCGGCTTGGCCTGCCACGTCCCCCCGAGCCACGTTTTCAGCGGTTCGGGCACCCAGGCCGCGCCCGTCCAGCGTTTCAGGACGCCGTAGTAGACGGGGCCGGTGCCGGCTTCCCAGAAGCCGTCCAGGATAGCCCGGGCGGCCAGCCCCGGCTGGTCGGTTACCCAGGCGGGGGCGTCCCGCCCCTGCTGCCCGGCGCCGTCGTTAGTCAGGTCGCCGCCCGGAAAGCGGCGAAAAACGCTCTGGGGCATCGTTAGCCGTCCGCAGTCTGGAAGCGCAGCGCCGGCAGGGCCGTGGCGGTGGAATCCGGCGTAACGATGAACCGCAGCGCCGAGTCGGCATAGATTTGGTTCAACCCCGTTCCCAGGAGGCTTTCGGAGCCGCCCTGGTTGACACCATTGACACGATAACCCCACAGCCAGCGCATCACATGAACATTGAATGTGCCCGCCGTGCTGACCGTCGATGTGACTACGTTGACCTGTTGCAATCCGCTATCGCCGCCCGCCAGCGGCATAAAGTACATGCGCCCCACGATCGGCGCGACGCCTGTGGCAATCGTCCCGGTGTCCCCGGCCGCCCCGCCCTGGTCTAGGTATTGGATACGAATGGACTGGTTGCCGGTAAAGGCCGTGACCGCTTCCAACCACAGTTCCAGCCCGTTGTAATCGGCATCCGGCAGGCGGCCCGCAAAGGAGGGCTGCCCGCTCAACGTGATATTCGCGTTGTAGGCATAGGCCCCGGCCGACCACAGACAATCGTAAACATCGATCCAGCAGGCCACTGATGACCGGACTTGCGCCCGGTTCAGGTACAGGCTGGCGGCCACGTTGGTCAGGAGGGGATAGCCCGCCAGGGCATCCGTGGGTACAATGCCGTTGGCCGTGTTCCCTACCGCCAGGGTGCCCGCGCCGGGGTTACCGGTCAGGTCGAACACGGAAAAAGGGATGGCTGCTACGGCCGTGCGGGAAGCCGTTTTCTGATAGACTACCCGCCGTTTGGCGGCGGCGATGAGCGGATCCAACCCCGTGATAGCCATAATCTATCTCCTATGCTGATACGTCGATCCACAGGTCCCCCACGTTCGGCGCGCCCGGCGCTACTGTCCCCACCGTGATCTTGCTCAGCCCGCTGAAGGCCCCCGTCGGCATGTGCCCGCTGTGCGGCGCGGCGGCGCCAGTATGCGCGGCCAGGGCGCTGTCCAGGGCGTACGGGGCGCTGTGCTTGGTGTTGTCGTGGACTTCGGCATGGTCGAGCGCGTTGGAGTGGTCGAGATAATTGCTATGCAGCAGATCGTGGTTGTAGGTGCTCTCGTGGGCCGCCACGGCGCTGTTGACGTCCCCGAGCGTGGCAAAATCCGGGTCGTGCCACTCATTGCCGTGCTGCTCCATGCCCCCGGAGCCGCCGCCACTGGCGTGCCACTCTCCCTCGTCGTAGAGGTAGAGGACGTGCTCGGGCAGCTGCATGAACTCGGCTTCCTCGGGCGGGTTGTACCAGGCTAGGCGGGAGGCCTCGTTGCCGCGGCGGCGCAATCTGTTTTTGGGGGGGGGCATCGTCTCCTCCTACAGCAGCGGCGCCAGCACGTCGGCGGCCTGGTTGGCCGCCGGTCCGGGCAGCAGGTCCAGGTAGCGGTACAGGTTGGCTTCGGCCAGCTTGACCAGGCCCGTACCCACGTCCAATTCCGCCGCCTCGATGAAGGCCAGGCCGGACGATTGCACGTACTGGGAGAGCCGGGAGAGCGGTTCAGCCGCCTCCACGAACGCGTAGCGCCGCACGACCTGGGCGGGATAATCCACCGGGAAGCCAAAACGGGTCGTGATGACGCCGTCGGCGCGCACCCGCAGCGGCGCATCGGCCGGCTGCGCCGGCGCGGCGGGCTCCTCTTCCACCCGCAGGTAGCGCTGGCTCGTGACCCACGGCAGGAGCCGCTGCCCGCCGCTGCCGCCGTCCGCCAGGAGGGCCTGCGCAATCGTTAGCCCGTCTTTGTCCCCGGTCGTGTAGACCGGCGTGGTCACGCCGGTAGCGCCGCACTGCAGGTCCGTCCCGGCCAGGAACTGTCCGCATTCCTCCACCACGTCGGCTAGGGCGTCCCCGGTGGCCCAGGTCAGGGCCAATTGAAATGTCATGTCGGCGTCGGGCACGCGCGCGCCCCACAGGCCGGTGAAGCTGTTGTAGATCAGGAAGTTGCCGCCGAGGTAGCCCAGGGCCTCCTCGGAGACGACGATGTAATAATTAGCCGCGTCGATGGCCCCAGAACGCTCGACGACGATCCAGAAGGCTGTGCCCGACGCCATGGCCGTCGTGCCGGCTAGGAGCGCGTCCTGCCAGGTCGAAACGGTGGTGAAGGCGGCCGGGGAAACGTCCACCGTTTCGAGCAGGACGCCGGGGTTCCCGGCCACGTTCGTGTAGGTAGAAACGCGCAGGTTGTCTACCGGGCTACCCAGGATGCTCACCTGGAGTTGTATTTTCGGGATGTAGAACGGCCGGCCCGTGGTTACGGTCACGAGCTGCGCGACCTTGGCGTTAGCCACGGTTTCGCCTACCTTCTGGTGGTCGGCCGTGACCACGGCGTCCGAGGTGTAGCTGGCCCCGGTCACGTCTGCAGCGTAGGTCAACCAGGAAAGCGTCGGCCAGAGGCCGCGGAAATAGAGTTTGGCCTGCGCCGGCCCGCTCGGCCCGCTAAACGTGTATTTTGCCCGGGGCAGGGCCATGTCCGCCAGCAGCCGCGCGCGCCGCGTTTCCGCTTCCCCCGTCGTCATGTCGCGTTGGCTGTCCTGGCGCTCGCGGACGCCATAGAGCGCCTGGGACGCCGCGTCGCTGGCCCAGGCCGTGCGCGCAGACGTGCCCGGGGTGATCTCCCCCGACCCGACGGCGGTGTAGGCGATACGCACCTTGTTGGCCAGATCGTCGAGCGTGGCGGTGCAGCGCAGGCCCCCGGCGGAGATCTCCACGCGCCAGAGTTTGCCCCACCATTGCGCCGTGCCGGCCACGTTACCTGCCTCGACGTAGTAGCCCAGGAACGACAGCAGCTCCCACACGCGCTGCTCCGCCCCCACGGCCACGCCCTCGGCTGCGTCCGGGCCACCCACGGCCGTCCACTTCAGGCGCGTCAAAACGACGTCCACGCCGGGACGGCGGGCGCTCAGGGTCAAGGCCACCGGGGTAAACCAGGCTAGGTTCACAGCGTCTGCCTCCGCGGACGAAACCACATTTGAATAGTGGCGGTGCGGGCGATGTCAGAGCCGCCGGCGTCGCGGCCGAGGAAGTAGTAGCGGTTGATGCGGCCGGGCCAGAGCATGAGCGCATCGCCTGCGGGTACGAAAAAACCGGTACGATCGCCGCTGGCATCCTGGACGTAGATGTGCCCGGTATCGGGGTCGTCAATAAGGTATTCGCCGAATTCGACACCCTCCGCGGCGGGGCGATAGTAGCGCCCGCTATCGACGGGCTGGATGTGGAGAAAGTCGAGATTGACCGTCGTGCCGCCGGCGATCTGCCCATAGAGGCACAGCGCCAGGCCGTGCCAGTCCGATGTCAAGCGCTCCAGCCAGGGCGGAATGTCCAGCTCCCCCAGGTCGTAGAGGAGATTGGCGGCGTCGAGGAGCGTGGGGCCGGTGGTCTGGAGTTCTACCGTCGGCACGGCCACGGGCGGATACGTGATGGCCGCCCGTACCGTGACCAGTCCGGGCGCATTGAAGAAGCGCGCCAATATCCGGTAGCGCTTCGCCTTGGCATAGCCCAGGTAGAGTTCACTCAGGTCGTCCCAGCGGTAAAGTAGCGTCTCGGTGCCTACGGCCCAGGTGGCGGGAGAATAGAATCCCCCCGAGCAGCCCCCATCGGCTACGTCAGCGGCACCGCCGACGTTGAAGTCGGAATCCTCGCCCTCGATGATGTGGTCAAAATCCTCGGGCTGGTTCCAGGTGCCCTGGCCAACCCACAAATGCGTGAGCTCGTCCGCATCGTTGTAGGTATTGTGCAGAGACAGTTTCACCGGCGCGGGCAAAGACCCCGTGGCCCCCGTACTGGCAACCTTGACGTAGTTATCGTGATTGACACCGCCATCGTCATGATTGTAGATGCCAATGCCGCCCGTTCCCGATCCTGAGCCATTGGACAGGGACAGTTCGGTCAGGCTGTCCGCCTCCCAGAAGTTGCGCCGCGTCACGGTCAGTACCACGTCCAGGACGTGCTGGCTCCACTGGCCGTAGAGCCAGTCCCCGGAGATGTTGTGGTCGATCCGGGCCACCTCGCTGCGGTAGGTCGTGTCGCCCGCGCCCCCGGCCTGGATTTTGAGGAAGGTCTGCGTACCGCGCCGGCCCCGGCTCTCCTGCCATTCCAGCGCCTCCCGGGCGGCCGCGACGATGCCTTGCAGTTTGGCGCGGATGGCGGCGTTGACCGCATCGTCGCCGGCGTAGTGGATTTGCAGGCGGATCTGCTCCGTCACGGTGAGGCCCGGTCCGCCGCCGCGCAGTTCATAGCCCATCAGGTACGTATAGTCGTTCCCGTCGTAGAGGTTGACGGTGGTGGAGCCGTAGACCAGTTTCAGAATGTGCGCGGCCATTATACCCCCCGTTCCCGCGCCGTGTGCGCGGCCACGACCTCGGCCAGCACGCGGCCATCGACCACGAGTTGGATGATCTGCACGCCGCCGCCACCACCCCCGGCCACGGGGCGGACCTCCTCCACCGTGCCGCCCTCGCCGAACATGTAGCGGCGGCCGGTATTCAGCCCGCGCCCGACCACCGGCTCGGCAATGGTGCCGCCGCCGGCCATCTGCACGTCCCCGGCGGCGGTCGTGCCTTCCGGGGGCGCGTTAGGGGCGACGCCCACCGCGCCGATGCCCAGGGAGGCGTTGCGGGCGTGGGACTCGGCCGCGGCTAGTTTCTCGTTCGCCAGGTCCAGGTAGGCCAGGAGCGCCGCCTTTTCGGCGTCCGTCCCCGACATGCCGGCAATGGCCTTCCGCAGGTTCTCGCTGCTGTCCTGGAGGTTGTCCACCTCCGCCAGGGGGATGCTCTTGCCCAGGGCCACGGCCTCCCCGGCGGCGTCGAACAGCCCCTTCGTCAGCCGGGTAATCTCCTCGGCCGACAGCTTGACGCCCTCGCGGTGGGCCTCGGCAAAGGCCTCGTCCATTGCCCGGCCGTGGGCGGCGATGGCCAGGATGCCATCGAGCTGGGAGAGCTTCAGATCCTCGACCGCCTGGCGCTGGTCCTGCAATTCTCGCGTGAGGTCGCCGGCTTTGTAATTGGTCCGGCTGATGGCCTCGGCGTAATCGCCGAACGCGCCGGCGCCGTCGTGCAGTGCGCCCCCGACCTCCCCCAGCCGCTGCTCGAGCAACCCGAGGTGGTCGCCGAACTCGCGCGGCGGGGCCTGCCCCACCACGCGATTGATCTCCGCCAGGCGGGCCGCGACACCGGCGTCGCCCCCCAACGCCGCCGCGACACCGGCCAGCGCCCGTCCCAGGTTGTCCGCGGCCGTCTGCTGGTCGTTGTAGACCTGCACGCTGACGCGGCCCTCGCTAGAGGCCTGCGCCTCCACGAGCAGGGTACGCACGATGATGTCCTGGGTCTCCTGGAGGCTCTTTTGCATCCGCGACTGGCTCTCCTGAAAACGGATGGCCACCTCGTCGCCGCTTTCCGCTAGGCGCTGGACGGATTCATTGAACACGGCGGCGACCTGGGCAGCCATGCCGAACGCCTGCCGCACCAGCGCCAGTCCCGACTTCAGCTCGGTGAGCGGGTTTTTACTGCTCTCCAGTGATTTCCTGGTGGCGTCGCCTGCCTTGACGGCGGCCTCTTCGACCTCACCCAGGCTACCGGCCACGTCGCCGGCCGGCCCGCTGGTCTGGTCGATCAGCTGTAGGAGAATCCGTAGCGCTTGCTCGCTCAAGGCGGCCTCCTACGGGAGCGCGCTCAGCTCGTTGACGACGATGATGTTGCCGGTCAGGTAGGTGGCTGGCGTGCCGCCGTCGGAATCGACCTCGCCCATCTGCACGACGAAGGCAATCAGGTCGTTGCCGTCCTGGTCTTGGAAGGTCGGGTTGGCCACGATCGTGCCGTAGAAGTTGATGAGCAGCGTCTTGTTGCTGTAGGTGCCGCCGCCGCCGGAAATAGCCGCGCCGGTGGATTCCAACTGGAAGTGGCGTGTAGTGCCCGCCACCCACTTGTCGAACTCACCCTCGCCGTTGGCGTTGAAGTCGTAGAGCAGCGTCAGCAGCGGGGCGTTCCCGGTGCGACTCTCCCAGTTCTGGTCCACCCGCTTGAACGACTGGCTGCCGTCGCCCGTCCAGACCGGGATGTTTTTGCCCGACGTGAGCTCAACGCTGCGCAAGGTGGACGTCACCTGTACCGGCAGGTCCGCGCCGCCCACGCGGCTGTAGATCACCGGGGCCAGGATCACCTCGACGGTAGGGAGCGTCGGCGTGGCCGGCCAGGCGACTTTCGTCACCTCCTGGCCAATCCAAGTGGCCTCGTAGTGCCACGCGCCGTCCTCGCCCGCGCCGGTCCCGGCCCCCTTCCAGGACAGCTTGAACTGCTCGACGCTGCCCCCGCCCATCTGGAAGCACTGCTGGTCGTCGCCGGCCAACAGGGTGTAGCTATAGCGCGTCTTGCCGGCGGTCGTGGGGAAGGTGCGGGTGTAGACGTAATCGTTGGCTGCGCCGTCCTGCACCCCGGCCACGCCCTCGAGGCCGGCGTTGAGGATGTAGCCGATCTGCTCGAAGGTCGCATCCCCCGCCGCCGGGAGCACCCCGTGCAAGCGCGGCGTGTAGTGGCGCGGGCGGGGCATGAGGCTACCCAGCGCGTCCGGCGCGCGAATCACCGTGCGGGCGTCGTTCAACCAGGTGCCCGGCATGCGCAGGATGGCCGTGGGGCTGACAGGCACCCCGAGAGTTGTTTCCTTGCCGAGTAGCACCCGGCGAGCGGCGAAGAGACCCATGAGACACCTCCGTTAGGCCGTGCCCTTTTCGACGATCAGGACACGCATCTCGAAACCGTAGTACACCGTACCGCCGTAGACCAGGATGCCGTCGTCACCCTGGTCGCGACAGGATTGGATGTGGTCGACCACCCCGCCTAGCGTCTGGTTGGCGAAGTAGGCGCGGGGAAAGAGGGCGAAGAAGGCCAGGATGGCGGCGGCCGGGGCAATCCCTACGCCCTGCCCCTGTGGCGCGTAGTAGAAGCGCACGATCCATTCCCGCTTCTGCTTCTCGTAGGACTTGGACATGATCGTCCACTCGCCCGGGGCCAGCCAGGACAGGACGCACGGCAGGTCCGCCGCGGGCAGCGTCGTGGGCCGGTCGGTCGGCGCCGTCTTGATGCCGGCGATGCCCAGGTGCAGCGCCTGCAGCGCAGCGTAGGTAGCGGACAGGTCCATGCTCACAACGACACCTCACTGTAGCGCTTCAGGACTTCCCTGACCGATACGGGCAGCGTGTCCGGGTTGAGGGTGATGCCCAGCGTCGGATAGCCCACCGCGCCGCCCTCCTGCTTGTCTTTCTGCCGGTACAGCCAGGCCGCCAGGTCCAAGGTAGCGCGGAATATGTCGCGCATGGGCCGCCAGATGGCGATAGAGGCCAGGGCGGCGTGATTGGCGGCCGTGGTGCCGTTGCGCGCGCCCATCACCGTCAGGACGTTGGTCGTGGTGTTGACGCCGCGGACGCTGAACATCTCGCTGTCGATCAGGAGCGTCTGCCCGGCCTGGAAGCGCGGCGTCAGGCCGGCCCAGTCGGCCCCGTCGGCGTCGCTGACGTAGATGCTCGTACCCCCGGCGGTGTAGGCGTGGCCGGCGGCGATGTCGTCCAGGCTGTCCTCCCAGGCCTCGCTGTATTCCTCGCGATAGCCCCACATCCCGGTGACGGCCTGGCTCTTCTGAATGCTGCTGCTGTACGCAAAGGTAACTTGAGTACCGTTGTCCTTCAAGAGAATCCGGTCGTAGGGGGTGCGGTTGTAGTTGTCCCCGCAGAGCAGGAGATAGTCGCTGGCGACGATCGTCACGGCCCCGTTCTCCGTGGTCAACGTTGTGAGGTCCAGCAGGTCGTCGTCGAGCACCAGCAGCGCCGGGTGCGGGGCGGGATAGTCGTAGTAGCGCGTCGCCACGCGCGGATAGAAGCGGTGCCGCGTGCGCTTGTCCAGCCAACGGGAAGCGTCCTCCAGCATCAGCAGGAGAACGGTATCGTCCGTCGTCGTGCCGGCCGGCACGAGCTGCCGTTTCAGCTCGGTCAGGGTGCAGTATTCGTTCATGTCGTCCTCGCTACGCCAGCGCCCGGCCGCCGTTAGCCCAGGCGGTTGACCAGGTAATCCATGTCGGCGCCCTGCAGGACAGCGTCGGCGGACTGCACCAGGCCGTAGAGGAGCGCGGCTTCGGCGTCGGAGATGCCCATCGCCACGCCGATGGCGTGATAGTCGCTGCCGTCACGCATCTCGGCCAGGACGGCCAGCATGTTGCCCATGCCGCTGCGCAGCGTCTGGGCCTGTGCCACGAGCGCCCACATTTGCGCCCCCTTCACCAGTGCCGTATTCAGGTTGATATGGTTCACTGCCATTTCTCTACCTCTGTAGATGTGCTACCTAGCCGCCTGCGCGGCGGCAACTGACCAACCATTCGTATCTATCCCGCGGCCAACATCGCGGCCGCCAGCGCGGCGGCCTGCACCGGCGTGCGCGGGGTGGCAAAGACAATGACGCGCTTGATCGTGGCCGTCGTCGCCAACAGCAGCGAGCCGGCCGTATTCAGTCCCCCCAGGTAGATGCTGCCTGGTACCCAGACCCCCGCCACGCTCAGCCCCCCATCGGCCGCCCCGTTGCGATAACCCTGCGGCCCGGAAATCCCCAGGTTACCCGCCGCCGCCGGGACCGGGGCGACCACGACGAAAGAGCCGTTGGCATAGGCCACCGTGCCCCCGCCGCCGCTGGAGTAGCCCACCGCGCAGGCATTGCCCCCCCCGTCGTAGCAGCCGGCCAGGTACTGGTCGGCCACGGTCAGGCCGCTGTACTGGACGAAGAGAGCATAGTTCTGCGCCGCGTCCGGAGTGATGGTGGTGTCGAGATATTTGTTCGGCGCGGCCCAACCGGACCAACCCGCCCCGGCGGCCCAGCCCAGCGGCCCGCCGGCGCCCTCGCCCAGGACGGTGGCGGCGAAAAGGCCCACCTTCGAGGCCGCGTAGGAAGCGGCGTTCCGGGCCTCCCAGGCGTCTACCGGGTTGCCGCCCGCCAGGTGCCAGGGCGTGGCAACCGAAAGCACCGGCACAATCCCGCAGCCGCGCAACGTCGGCATGTCACTCCTCCAAGTACACCAGGCAGCCGCTGATAGCAACGGCGGCGGAGAGCGTCACGGTGAGCGCTTCCCCGGCGACGGTCTCGAGCCACGGCACGCCGCAGAAGGGCACCACTAGGCCGTTGCCGCTGACGGCCAGGGGCATGGCCCCGGTGAGGGCGGTCGAGGCGGAATTGAGCGTCACATCGGTATCGCCGTCCCCCATGATAATGAGAGCCATGACCTGGATTTTCTTGGCGGTCACCGCCGCCACGAGGGCCGCACCCGTCGTCGAAGTAGAAATCTTGGCCCGCTTATAGTTCACTCCGAGCATAGTTCACCCCCATGTAGCACTGAAATGCGAGCGCGTCCCGCGCCGCGGCGCGGTTCCCGATTTGCAGCCGGACACGCGCTTTGCCCAGGGCCAGGGCTGCAGCCGGCGAGCCGCCCCACTCCAAGCCCCGCCGCACCCACAATCCCAAGAGCGAGGCCCCCGCCAGGCTGCGCGCCGGGGTGAAGTTATCGCCCCGGCCGGCGATCACCATCGCCCCGGCCCGGATGAACGCTTCTAGGAACGGCGTCTCAGGCAGGAAGCATGTGGCGGCGAACACCGTCACCCCGCGCCAGTCGCCGTTGATCTGTGCGGCGCGCAGGGCCGGCCAGTTAGCGTCCCCATAGAGCCAGGCGTCCCCCGGCCGGCCGTGCAGCGCCAGGTAGAGGAGGTCCGGGCGGACAGCGCAGTCGAGCGTGTCCGGCGGGGCCATCAGGGGTACAACCCCCGCCGCCCGGCGGGTGCTCTCCGCAAATTGCGCCGCGCAGTACGCCAGGACCCGCATGTTAGTCCACCACGTAATAGACGAAAATGCTCATGGCTCCGTTGGCGGAGTTGCCGTTCTGGCCGTCGTAATCGCACCAGACGACCTTGTAGGTCGCCCCGACGTCGCCGAGGGCGGCGTAGGGCATCGTGCCGGCCACGCCCATGCGGGAGACGCCGGCCGCGCTGACATCCAGGTTAGCCACGAGTTCCGTTCCGCCGTTGGTCCAGCCGCACTGCACCAGGTCCGTGCCGGTGTCGTCGAACAATGCCGTGACGACCGCGACCACGTCCACGACGTTGGCGTTCGCCGGGATGTGGAAGAGCATGAGGCCGGTGGCCCCGGTCGCGTAAGTGAACGAGGCGGACCCGACGAACAGGACGCTGGTGTTGGTCGTGGCCTGTTGCGGATAAATGGAGTCGCTGGTCTCCAGGGTAACGTTGCCGGAAAAGCGACTGGTGGCCGTGACCACCAGATCATTGACCGCCAGATTATCGTTGACGTCGAGGTCGTCGGTGACAAAGCCATCGGCCATCGTGGCGCTCGTGGTAAACGTCCCCGTGTTGGCGAGGAAGGCTACGGTCGTCCATAGCGTATTGGCGTGCCGCGCCAGGCCGGCCACGTCCAGCCGGCCACCCAGGGTGACGGTGCCGGTCACGTTAACCGTCGAGTTGAAGATAGCGGCCGCTGCAGCCCGCAGGGTGCCGGTAATGTCTACCTTGTCGCCGAGGGTGAGAATCCCCCCGTTATCGCGGACGCTGCCGTTGAGGTTGGCATTGCCGGCTACCTCGAAGGTGCTCTCGATATAGGCGTCCTCGCCATTGAAAGTGAACGAGGGTGTGCCGTTCCCCACCTTCAGGTTGCCGGTCGTAATTTGCAGATACCCTGAAGCGGACCCCAGGGTGAACAGGGGTACATCATCAGAGGACGCGGCCAGCGTCGTGTCCGCGTCGGCATCGATGGTGAAGATCGTACCATTGATGTCCACCCCGCCGAGGAGTGAGGCCAGGCCGCCCGCGCCCAACGTGGCCGTAAAGTAGCCGTCGTTGGCAGCCAGATTATCGCCGATGTCGGCATCATCGGTTACAAACAGGTCATCCGTGGCCGTTACATCCGACGCTGTGACACTGGTCGTAAATGTCCCGGTGTTAGCCACCAGCGCGCCGTCGAGGTCCACGGTGCCCAGGAACTCGACCACCGCCCCGGATTGCACATCCAGGATGCCGCCGGACTGGATCTCGATCTCGCCGCTGGATTCGACAATGAGTTGTTCGCCGCCCTCGGCGAAGTGCACGGGCGTCTGGTAGCCGCCGCCGAGCGGCAGTGCGACCTCCGGCGCCAGGGGCAGGAACAGCCCCGCGAGCACGGCGCACAGGAGCGCCAGGACCAGGCCCGCCTTGACGTACTTGTTGCCCCGCAGAGTAGTGAGCATGAGTTTCCTCCACTGGTGGGGGCGGGTGGCCCCGCCCCCACCACAACAGGAGCGGCCTAGCCGCACCAGATCAGATCGTCGCCGGTGAACAGGGCCGCGGTCTGGGTGACCGGGCGGTCCAGGGCCTCGCCCCAGATGCTGACCTCGACGTAGCTGCCGTTGGTCAGCGTCCCGGAGGTGGCGAGGGCGATGAAGTGATGGTCCGTCGCCAACTTGCGGACCTCCAGGGTAATGGTTGACCACTTGTTGTCCCCGGTCGTCACGTCGGGCGTGATGACCAGCGAGCTGTCGATCGCGTCCAGGGTGCCGCTGACGCTGTCGGTCTGCTTCAGAGTCAGAGTCGGCGTGTCGGAGGCGTGGAGCACGCCCCAGTGGATCAGGATGTGGATGCGCTCATGGGCGCTGACGTCCTGATAGGCTCCGGAAGCCGGGTAGGCGGCCACGCCGGACATGGCGGTGCCGATGTTGCTGCTGTAGAGCAGCTTGAAGCTGTGCGAAAAGACGTTGCCACTCATTTTGGTTGTCCTCCCCGGCCTACGCCGAGACCTTGTGCACGCACAGGCGCTCGGGGCGGATGACGCGGCCGCCGAGGCGCGCCCACACGTGGAACTGGACCGTGTTCGGGCCGGTGTTCGAGTCCTGGTAGCGGACGACGATCAGTCCGCCGCGCCGCACGATGGCGTAGCCGGACAGGTCGCCGTAGATGCCGACGTAGTTGCCGGCGCCGATCGAGGGCATGGCCTCGCTCTCGCGGTACACGCCCCCGAGGTACTTGTTGAACTCGCCATTCTCGAGGGTGGTGTCGACGTAGTGGCGGGCGGAGTTGTCCCACAGGTCCTCGATGGCCTGGCCGGTGGCGCTCTCGCAGATGAACGACGCCCGCGCGCCGCGGTACGGCGCAGCTACGCCGCGGCGCAGGTGGCGCAGGCCGTTGATGCGCATCTCGGTGGCGTGGCCGGTGACGACCTCGGCCAGGCCGTCGGCGTTGGCGCTGGACGGCAGGATGCCCCGCGGGCCTTTGGCGCCGTCGCCGATCAGGAACTCGTTGTCGTCGTCGATAGCCTTGGTGCGGGCGACCTCGTCGGTGAATACGGCCAGGATATTGCGGACGGACTCCAGGAGCCCGGTGGCCAGCGTCACCTTGTAGAGGTAGTTGTGGACCGGGATCATGATGTCGCCGGTCGTGAAGTTCTGTGCGCCGGGGCTGGCGGTCTCGCCTACCCAGGTGCCGCGGAGGCCGCTGGTGTAGCGGGCCGTGGCGCCGGTGTCGCCGCCGGTCACCTTGTACCAGGTAACCATGTTGGACACCGTGTCCAGGATGGTGGCCCCGCCGGCGAGGACCGCCGTCAGGCCAGCCGACTGGCGCAGGATCTCGGCCGCGATGTCTGGAGCCACCCAGGCCCCGCCCAGGTTGTCCTGGCCCTCGACCATCGTGGTCTTGATCTCGGCGATGGAGAGACCCCACTCCAGGAGGCTCTTGACCGTCGCCGGGTCCCAGGTGGGGTGAAGCAGCCGCGGGGTGAGGATGCCGTTGCGGACGTAGCCCAGGAAGTCGCGGCGGATGTCGTACATGACCTCGGACGGGTGGCCCCCGTAGATATCCCGGTACGCCTTGGCGGCCGGGTCGTTCAGGTCCTGGGGGATGACGATGTAGGGGACGCTCTTGGCGGCGTCCTCAGCCGGGGCGGCGGCCGTCCCGCCCACGGGCAGCGGCGCGGTCTGCACCGGCGCATTGACCGCGGCGATGGTCGCCTCGGCGCTCTTGGCGGCCTCGGCCTGCTTGCGCAGAGCGTCGGCCTCGGCGCTCAGGCGCGCCATATCTTCGGGCGTAGCGGCCTTGAGAGCCTCCTCGGCCTTGGCGCGCGCCTGGGCGAACAGTTCCTTACTCGTAAACATGGTTACACCTCCGATTCAGAAATGGCGATCAGGGTTTGTACGGCCGTGGCCTGCGCGCGCGCCGCCTCCGTAGCCCCGGACGCCCCCGCGTCCGCTGGGGCCAGGTCCGGCAGCTCCACGCCAATGGCCTTGTAGGCCGCTTTCAACGCCTCCGCCGGCCGGAGTCTAGGCTCCGCCGGAGTGGGGGTCAGGGAAACGGCGACGATGGGCCAGCGCACCAGCTCGTGGCTGCCCTGGCCGGCCGGCCGCCGTACCACCAGGTGGGGCACGCTGTCCGAGGACGCCGCCAGGGCACCCTCCGCAATCAGCTGGCCGACGAACGCGCGGAAGCGGTGGGCCTTGTCCAGCTCGCCCTCGTACCAGCGGCCGGAGTCGTCTATACCGCGGACGTCCCACTTGCCGATGACGGGGTCGGCCGCTGTGGCCGGGTCCTGCGCGTGGTGGTAGATCATCGGCTGCGGTAGGGGGAGTTGCTGCTCCCACACGTCGGTGGCCTTGGTAAAAAAGTCGTGGTGGCTGGACAGGTCGGTGTGCTCCGCGTCGCCGAACAGGGCGACGTAGCAACGGACGCGGTCGCCCCCCAGGGCCTTGACAGCGTAGGAAGCGGCGGCCGGCCGGGGCGGGAGGCCCAACTCGGCCTCGATCTCCTGGAGTACCGCTGCCAGGTCAACGTCGTCCGGCAGGTCGATGGGCGGCTCGCTGCTCTTCCCGCCGAACTTGCGCTTGATCATGCCGCACACCCGGCGCGCCGTCTCTTCGTCGCCGTAGCGCTCCAGTTGGTCGCGCATACACTCGTCCCACGGGTACGCCTTTTTCATGCCGCTCATGTCATGCCTCCGATCCAACTGTGAAAAGCCTGCTCAAAAACTACGTCCAGGTCGCCGCTCTGCACGGCCCGCTGCTGCGCCTCATAGTCGGTCACCCAGCCCGTCAACAGGTGCATGGGCTGTTGGTGGGCCTCCGCTTGCACCCACTTGGCGTAGCTCACGGACGTCTGCACCGCGCCCGTGTCGTCCGTCTCGATGACCACCAGCCAGGACGGCCCCAGCCGCTCCGACGTGGGCGACTGCTGTCGGCGGTAGGGCACTTCCAGCTTGCCCGCGCGCACGTTGGCCCAGAACCAGCGGCGCTGTTTCGGCGTCGTCCAGGTGATAGGGTATCCCGGCGGCCCCGGATAGACGGCCAAGTAGCCGCGCAGCGCTTCCCCGGCCCCCAGGAGCACGGCCCGCTTCAGGCCGGCCAGGGACTCCGGGGAGAGTAGTTGCTGCAACGCGGCCAGGCCCTGAATCTCGCTCATTTCGGCCTCTTGACGCGCAACGTTTTCCAGCAGCGACACCGCGGATGACCGGGCGGCCCGCCCGGAAACTTCTCTTTCCACGTCTGGCCGTTGTAGGGCGCGGCCGCGATCGGCTCGTTCTCGGATTTGCCGTTGGCCGGCCCGCAGATGGGGCAAACGATGTCATCATGCGAGGTATTCCACACCTCCTCCATCTGTATCCCGGCCTCGGCTAACAGCTCCTGGTGCATCGTCGTGGCCTGGGAGAGCGCCCGGGTGACCTCGGTCGTGCCGATGTTCTCCGCCCGCCCCGCGCCGAACGTCGGCGCGAGCAGCGCCTCCAGGTCGCCTTGCGTCATCCCGGGCGTTTGCAGGTAGGCGGTCACGGCCTGCTGCGCCCCGGCACGGGTAACCTCGGTCAGCTCCGTGACCAGCTCGAACGAGTACTGCCGCGCCCACTCCACCGCCGCGCGGTTGACGGCCGTCTCGTCGAAATCTACCCCCACTACCAGGGCCTCGGCCAGCACCTGCCGGCGCACGATCTGCGCCAGCTCGGCCGTCAGCGCCGCCCGGAGTTCGTCGTCCAGGCCGGCCAGGGCCTGCTGCCACTGCTCGGGGGCCTGGGCCACCGGGCCGAGGCGCTCCTGGAGGATAGCCAGCACGCGCGTCCGGATCGCGGCCTCGGCCGCCCGGTCGGGCCCCTTCGCCTTGAGGCCGGCGAACAGCGCCTTGACCGCAGCCTCTCCTGACAGCTCCTGCAGCTCGGCGTAGAGCAGCCGCCGCGCGGCCTCGGGGATGGTCGCCGACTCGAAATCGTAGGCCGGCGCTTCCCCGCCCCGGGCCCGGCGTACGGCGATGCCCTCCCAGCGGCGCAGATCCGCTTTGAGTGCGGCACTGGCGGCGCTCATCATTGCCGCGGCCGGCGGTCCTACGATCCGCACGGGCTGCGCCGCAGCGTTGACGCCCTGCTGCCCGAAGGGCGCCGCGCCCCACGCACCGCCAGCCGGCTCCTTGCCAACCTCCTCGCGGCATTCGTCCACGGTGTAAACCTGCCAATACAACTGCCGTTCCTGCAGCACCAGCTCCCGGTCGGCCGGCCGGATGTCCTCGAACTGGCCTTCCTGCCCGGGGCCATAGTTCTCCCGCAGCACCTGCGCCGTGATCTCGTCGGCCACCAGGCACAGGAGCGGCCAGACCGTGCCGCCAATGACGACGGCCCGGGCCGCGTCCGAGTTGGCCCGCGTCGCTTCCTTGGCCCAGAAGCCAGCCGGGAAGCCGAGGACCCGGTCGATCTCCTCGCGATTGAAGGTGCGTGAGGCCAGGTACTCGGCGTCCTTTGGTGAAACGCCGAACTGCTTCACCTCGAGTTGCCCGGTACGCGAGATGATGTAGCGAGCGTGCTCCTCGACGAGTTGCTGACGGATTTCCGCCTTCGCCTTGTCGTACAACGGGTCAGCCAGCTCGGCCGGCAGGAAAATCCCGGTCCGCACCGTCATCTCGTTGCCGTAGCTGTCGCGGTTCCACATGGCGGCGGAGCGGTCGGTCTGGACCGCCATATTGAGCGGGTCGAGAAAGCCCTGGCCGCCGTACAGGTCGAAGATGTTCGGCCGGCGGTAGTAGACCACATCGCGGTAGGGCAGGTCGATGGGCACCCCGGTCTGCGGCGGCGTGTAGCGAAAATGGGAGATGTAGTGGCCGCTTTGCCGCTCCGGATCCGGCACCGCCTGCATGCTGTTGGCCGGCACGGGCCAGATCTCGACGATCTCGCCCAGGGTGTTGCGCAGCAGCCACTCATAGGCCCGCCCCCGCAGGAGCAGCCAGCCGAGCAGGAACTGCCAGAGGTAGGACGCGCCCAGGTCGGGGTTAGGCCGCTTCCGCAGCGCCGCGTAGGGATGAGCGGCAACCTGCTCGTCATTCTCCGTGACATAGAACTCCGCCTGGCTGGCCTCGTTGACGATATACTGCACGTCCGAGTAGACCCAGGCACAGGCCATGGCCAAGGCCTCACGCCGGCCGTCGTCCATGCTGTCCCACGCCAGCGTGCCGCTGCTGCCCGTACCGGCCACCAGGACCGGGGGCAGCTGGCTGCCCGCCTTGACGTAGCCCATCTTCTCGATCCGCCGGTCCAGCCATTTGTCCAGGATGGTCATGGTCCCCTCAGAATAGACTCACGTCGAAGCCTGGCGTGGCCAACCCTTGCCACGCCAGGGCCAACGCCATTACGCAGTCGTCATGCAGGCCCTCCGGGGCGCTATAGGAAAACGAGCCGGACGGATTGCGCCTCGCCTCGAACGCCTGCAACTCACTGATCAGCACCGGGTTGGGCAGGATGCGAATCTTACCGTGCTCCAGGGCGGCTTGCAGGAGCCGGATCGCAGCGTCCTTCGTTGCGCCTGTCGTGGTGAATGGCGTGATAACCATGCCCCGCCCACGCAGATGATCGATCACTGGTTGCCCGATGCTGTTGGCCTCGACGATCATGTTGCTCACCTGGAAGCGCTCATAGACAGCGTGCAACCGTTCCTCCAGTACCGTATAGTCGACTCGGTTGAAACGATCCATGTAGACCAGACTCGCGTCCGCCACATCCAACACGCAGACGACAGTGAAGTCCCTCAGCGCCGCCACATCCACCCCAGCGATGTACTGCCGATAAACCGGCGGCTTGTCTTCCCCCGCGCCCTCCTGCGTGATGGTCTGCGCCGCCCCTTGCCCTTGCGCCGTCGCTGCCTCCATTACCCGCCGAAACACGCCGCCGGCGTCATCCAGAAACTCAGCGAGGATCTCCTGGCGAAAGGTCCGCTCGGGCAAGGTGGCCTGAGCCGCCGCGATTTCCGCTGCCGGGATGTACGGGTTGTCCGTCGTGGGCCGCTGCCAGGAGGCGTAATCGCCGCCCCGCTGTCCCTGGAGCCACAACTGCCAGAAAAAATTGTGCCCCTTTGGCGTACTGAAGAGCCAGGCATCACCCACCAAGTCCATCAATGTGGGGCGGATACTATCCTGCCAGGCTCGCTCCAGATGGGCCACCAGGCCGGCCTCGTCGATGATCACCCGGGCATACTTGCGGCCGCGGCCCGCGTCGACGTTGTCCAGGGACCAGACTTCTATCACCCCACCGGTCACGAGCTCGATCCGTAACTCGCTGGCGTTGCTGCGTTGAATCACCGGATGCAACCGCTGGTTCAGTTCCCGCCACGTCTCTAGGACCATCTTGTACGTGGGGGTAAACCAGCCCACCGGTTGGCCGGCAATGGCCGGCTCCGCCGCCAGGGTGCAACCGAGCAACGTCTTGCCCCACCGCCGGCCACAGGCGACGGCGTTATAGCGCTGTGCCCCCTGCCGGACCAGTATCTGGCCCGGGTGCGGCAGGGGCAGGCGCAAGCGGATTGTTGGCATATTCCACCAGGATGGTAACGGGATTGGCGGGATCGCCCACCACAATCGTTTTGCTGCCCGCGACTAGGCCGGCCCGATCCAGGATTTGCACCGCCGCCTGGTGCCGGGACCGCTTGTCAATGAGTTCGTCCTCCAGGACGTCCAGTGCCGGATTGACCAGGCGGCGCAGGCGCTCAATGCCGACCTCGACGCTATCCAGCTTCGCCAAATGGATAATGGCGTCCAGGGGCGCGCCCTTTTCTTTCCATTGGGCCACCAGCGTTGGCCGAATGCCCATGCGCCGGGCCGCCGCGGCGTCGCTTTCCGCATCCAGGCGTTCCCGGATAAAGTCAAGCTGCCGCGGCGTCAATACCTTCAGTAGCGTTGCCAGATCATTCTGTTTTACTTCGCTTTCGCCGTCGTTCATGGCCATCTCGTTGTGGAACGAATGTTACGTTACCCTGTTCTCCCGGCACCCACCCGGCCGGCGGCTCGCGGTCGAGCCGGGCCAGCAGATCGTCGGCGGCCGCCACCAGGTCGAGGGCTTTCGCCCGGATCCCCTGCAAGAGATCCACGATCAGGACCGCGTCGGCCCGGGCCCGCGGATCGGGTAACGGGAGCATCGTCCCTCCGGATGTTGGCGCGCCAACAGCGCCCGCGCTAGGGACGCTGGCGCATTTGTTCCAGTTGGTATTCCAACGCTTGCACTTTCTGGCGCAACTCCTCCGCCTGGGCCGCAAAGTACTCGGCCGAGGTCTTCGCCCGCTCTGCCTTGGCCGCCTCCCAGCGCTTCCCGCCGATAAACAGGCCAGCGATGGCGGACACGATCATGAAGGCCGCCACGGAAAGGGACATCCAACCGGAGCAGACGAACACGTACTGCCCCAGCGCCCAGCCACCCGCGCCGAGGAATAAGGTTACCCCGGACAAGACCGACAGCTTGACTGCCTCGGGCTGCCGGCGCCACCAGGCGGGCAGGCGCTCGCCCGCGTTAGCCAGCAGCCAGGACCAGAGATTGTTGGCCCACAGGGCCAGTTGGGAGAGCAGAACCAGGAGGACG